TTTAAAATAGTTACGGAAAAAGATTTAGGCATTTAAACCGTAATAAATACATTTATGGCTTACTTAATGGACAGAATCAATCAGCAGTTGCAAAAGACTGGTTATACGGCTCGTAGTAGACAAGCCCGTGATTGGTTGCGTTCAAAGATTGGCGATTTAAAACCAACGCCTCAGAAATTAATGCAGGACCGTGAGAGACAGACAACCTCACATTTTATTGGTCACATGTACTATTTTTATTATGACCCAAAAACGAAGGATAAGTTGCCATATTACGACAAGTTCCCATTGGTTCTACCAATACAACTATACCCAGACGGTTTTCTAGGGCTGAATTTACATTACATTCACCCAAAGCAACGTATCATTCTTTTGGATAAATTGAGCGAACATGCCACCGATAATCGCTTTGATGCACAAACCAAGCTAAGATTAAATTATCAAATGCTGGCTGCATTCTCAAAAGCGTATGAGGCGACACCTTGCATTAAGCGATATCTAGGTTCTCATGTGCAATCTAGATTTGTTGAAATTCCAGCTGATGAATGGGACATTGCCGCCTTATTACCAGTTGAACAATTTGAAAAGGCAACAAAGAACAAAGTCTGGGCCGATTCTAGGAAAAAATTCTAATGTCATTTTTACCCCAATTATTTTTAGCTAACATAAAAGCTAAAGAAGGCTTAGCCCGTCCAAGTCGCTTTCAAGTTATATTACCGATACCACAATACATTAGCAAGTTTGTTGAGAATGGTTTGCTTGAGCAAATCTTAAATCTGCCAAACTCAATTTTCTCTGATGTTACCGCAAGAGTACTTGGCGGAGAACAAACTCAATCATACAATTCATCTATTTCCAGATATCTAGCACTTCAATGTGAAAGTGCATCATTGCCTGGAAAAACATTAGATTCAAATGATGCTGAGATTTACGGACCAGGATTTAAAGTGCCGTACAAAGCACGATATGATGACGGAATACAATTGACTTGGATTTGCACAAACGAATTCTATGAGAGAAAACTATTTGACCGTTGGTTAGAAGCAATCGTTCCTAACGATACGAACAATGCTAGATTTCCTAAGGGCAGAGAAACATACTACATGACAAACATTAAGATTGTTCAGTATGATGATTTCATTAAACAGATTTATGCTGTAGAATTATTTGATGCTTTTCCTATTGGAATTTCAGCACAACCATTAGCTTGGTCAGATGATGGCTTTCATAGATTGACTGTCAATTTTGCTTATCAAAAATTTAAAACAATTTATGAAGGCGACTATGACCTTGGTGCAGCCGCAGCCGCACTTCTTGGTTCTTCCGTTGCAGGAGTACCAGTTTCTCAAATTCTACAATCACAAATTAGAGGAACGGCTGAAGCTGTGAGAAGAATATTTTAATTATTTGGAGATTATATGTTACCTAAAATTGATGTGCCTATTTACGAAATTACTTTGCCATTATCCGAAAAGAAAGTAAAGATTAGACCGTTCTTAGTTAAAGAAGAAAAAATTCTGTTGATGGCTATGGAATCGGAAGATGAAGAATCTGTATTACTAGCAATCAAACAAATTGTTAACAACTGTTGCGTGGATAATATTAATGTAGATGATTTGCCTATACTAGACTTGGAATATATGTTCTTACAACTAAGAGCAAGGTCGGTAGGTGAAGTTATAGACTTACAATACAAATGTAATAATGAAGTTAAAGATGAAGAAGGAAACGATAAAGTTTGCAATCATGTTATCAAATTGAGTTTTAATGCTTTAGAAATTTATCCTGAGAAGAATGAAAATCATTCCTCTAAAATCCAGCTAACTCCAAAACTTGGTGTAATGATGAAATATCCAGACTTTAAGATTATGGAAAAAATAAGAAATCTTAAAGAGTCGGAAGTTTTGGGTAAATTAGTTTCAAATAGTATAGATTACATCTACGATGAAGAAACTTTATATTATGCCAAAGATGCTTCCGAAACAGAATTGTTAGATTTTGTGGATAGTTTGACTAGAGACCAGTTTCAAAAAATACAAGATTTTTTTGACAACATTCCTAAAATGAAAAAGACACTTGATTTCAAATGCGGGAAATGCGGGTATCAGGAAGAGATGGTGTTGGAGGGAATACAAAGTTTTTTCGTATGATGTTTAGGCATGATAATTTAACCAACCATTATCAAACTAATTTTGCGTTGATGCAACATCACAAATATAGTTTAAGTGATTTGGAAAAAATGTTGCCTTGGGAAAAAACAATGTATGTAACTATGCTTTTACGGCATATAGAAGAAGAAAATGAAAAAACTAAACAACAAATGAATAGTAGAAAAAGATAAAAAATGGCAACTTTCACCGATGTTTATAAACAAGAATTAAAATCAAAAGGGGTATTAAGTTCCCTTGGTTCAACAGCATTCAAAAGAACTAAAGAAAGATTAGATCCTAGAAATATGCTTTTCGGTGGGAGCGGAATGCTGGCCGCTACCGGAAGAAAGATTTTCGGAAAAGGATACCAAGCATTAGATAGAACTCCAGGTAAGAAACTATCCGAAAGTGGTGGTTTTAGTGGTGAAATAAAATCTGAGGCATTAAATTCTTTATTAATTTCATCGCAAAAGCAAGAAGCACAACTTTCCATTATTGCAAAAAATACAATGAATAGTAATGCCATGGCCAGAGACATGAATGTCATGCGCCAAAACATTATGAAATTAGTAACTATGGGCGGTGGAAAAGCATCACGCGGCTCAGATATGTTCTTCAAAGATTCAGCCGCAAGAGAAAAAGCATATGAAAGTCAATTTGGAAAAGAGAAAGGAAAAAATTCTCCAACTCCAGCAAAAGAAGCACCTAAAGAAGGCGAAAACAAAGGAATACTTGGTGCATTATTAGGAATAGGAACAACAATTGCCGCCGCAGTAAAAGGAGCATTAGGTTCAATACCAAGTCTGATTTCAAGTATTTTTTCTGCTGAAAACATAGGAAAAATATTTGGTATTGGTTTAGATGTTATGAAAGGACTAGGAAGCGTACTTAGATTATTATTACCAATATTAACAAATCCTGTATTTTTAGCTATGGCGGCTGCTCTAGTTGGCGCTAATTGGTTGATGGATTTTTTAGCTAAAAAAAATAAAGAAGCTAATACGGAAGAAAAAACGGATCTCAGAAAAGCTCAAGACCGTGGAAGTAATTCTTCAAAACTAGCCGCAAGAACTTTACTAATAGATGAGGGATTGAAATCGCTACTTGACAAAGACAGAACTGATGCTGATGTTTCTGATTATACGAGAGGCGAAATTAAAACTAAAAAAGAATTAGCAGAAGCCATAGCATCCGCTCAAGAATCGGGAAGAAATGCTATTCAAATAAAAAATTCTTCTGTCCAATCGGAAGCGCAAGATAAACTACATGGTCAAGCATTACAGTCTATGGAAGATGGTTCAATGGCAAATGCCGAAGCGAGAAGATTTGGTGTAAAATCCACTTCTCCTACACCAGCTATACCAGAACCATCTACTTCTACATCTCCTACACCAGTTGGCATGGGAAATGATGGAGCATTTAAAAGTAAAGAAGATTTTCTTAAAGCCATGTATCCTTTGGCGGTAAAAGCATCCAAGGAACTAGGAGGTGTTGATCCAAATGCGCTTCTAACGCAATGGGGATTTGAAAGTGGTTGGGGTTCCAGAGTTTCTGGAAAATACAATTATTTTGGTATTAAAGCTGATCCTAGTTGGAAAGGCGACAAAAAAGATGTTATGACGCACGAATATATTTCTGGTGAAAAAGTTAGAATTCCACAACCATTTAGGTCATATAGTAACCCAGAGGAAGCGGTCAATGATTATGTAAAATTTTTGAAGAATAATAAAAGATATACCAAGGCTGGTGTATTTAATACAAAAACTTCCGGTGAGTTTTTTTCAGCACTACAAAGTGCTGGTTACGCAACAGATCCTAATTATGCCAAAAAATTGACTATGGCCACAGAAAGTACCGCAAATAAAACTGCACAATTAATGTCTGCGCCATCAACTACTGGTACAGCATTAGCATCAGGTTCTACCGCGGCTTCTGATATGAAACTATCTCTATCATCACAACCACCAGCCGTTGTAGTCAGCGCACCAACAACTGTTAATAATGGTTCAAACAATCAACCACAGCAACAAGTCGCCTCTGCATTAAACACCGATGCAATGGAATTGTTCTTACGCCAATCATACGCTGGAGCATAACAAAAACCCCGCACTAGGCGGGGCAAACTAAGTTCTGAGAAAGTTTAGTTTATTGTTCAGCTAACGACTTGAAGTAATCCAAGTCATCATCTACAGTAGTAGACACAGGAGCCTTCGCTCTTGTAACTGTTGCTGGCAATTCAACATCTTCTGCACGAATATTAGGAACAGCATCACCTTCAAAGCCAAGAACCTTATCAAGGCGAGCCTTAAGTTGTTCATATGGTTTGAAATGTTTCTTGTCCGTAAAATCTTTCAAAGAATGTTCTTTGGTGTAAATTGATTCCAATTTATCATCATCACCATCAAGCAATGCAGACTTATCAGCAAATTCTGATTTGTCGTAGTTGCGATATCCCTCAACATTACGAATCTTCAATTTGAAGTTAGCACCTTCCCACAAGTCAAATGGGTTCAAAGGTGTTTCATCGGGAAACTCAGGATTCATCACTTCGGAAATCTTATCAAAGATTTTCTTTCCGAATTTATATAAGCGAACAGTACCTTCATTTTCGGGATTGCTTGGATCAGAAATAACATAGATATTCGCAATGTAACTCAAGCGGCGCTTTTGTTTACGAACGATTTCTTTGTTTGCTTCAACACCAGAATTCCACAATGTAGAGTTGTGTTCACAAACGGGACACTTATCACCAACTGTAGTCAAACAGTTATCAATGAACCAACCGCCTGGTCCTTGAAAGCCGTGGTCAAAACGGCGTACCCATGGAAGTCCATCATCACCATCAATGGAAGGTGCTGGTAGAAAACGAATAACAGCCATGCCGTTACCAGATTTATCTACAGTTGGAGCCCAGAATCGGGTGTCATCTTTTGAGCCAGCCTCAGCAGTTTGTGTGGTGGTCTCAATAGCCTTTGTGAGTTTATCAAGGCTGTCGCGGTTGCGTTTTAGATTAGCGAAAGACATATTATTTTCCTTTGTATAAATTGTATGCGTTGTATAAAATTATCCACATGATTCATTGTATCATGTATTTAGCACACTTTCAATGCGGTCTTCTAACATCATTAAAGTATTACCAATTTCTTTGTGAAGAATACCAATACCACCTGCCGCATTAAACGACTGGATAATATCTTGTGTATCATCAATAAGAATAGTGTTTGGTGTAGCATACTCAGCCTTGTGCTTACGACCGGGAACAACGTTCGCCTTTAGTTTGCCAAGACCATTGTTTGCTAACCAAACAATTTTTTGTCGTTCAACTTCTTTGTGGTGTTTTTGTCCACCAGATGAAGTCAACAACTCAATCGGTAGTTTTGTTTTAAAGCAAAAATCTACCAATTGTTTTCCACCGGGGTACCATTCCAATGTTTCAAATTGCTTGTTCTCAATGAAGTGGTCCCAATGTAAATTAAAATCTTTCCTGTCACGCATTGAACCTGGGAGTTCATTGTATAACTGAAAGTACCGGCGTTCAAAGTTGCAAAGAACACCATCCATATCCAAATAAATTTTCTCAATCATTTCAATTCTTTCAATGCTATTTCACGAAACTTGTTTTTATCAAAACTCAAAAACGGAGAATATTTTGTCCATTTTCTGTATAGTAATGGCCAGCGAATGTCATCTGATATTTTTCTTTGCCACATAGGAAGAAAATTCATCATTGAATTCAGTATGCACAAAGTTTCAGTCTGAATAACTTTTTGCAAAGCCATCGTCAATAACTCTGGATACTCACCGTCAGTTTTCAATAAATCGTTTATGCTACCACTCTCACCAATCACCGAACAATCATTTTGGAAGTTGTAACTCAATGCTTGAATGATAGCTAAACGCCGTATGTTGACTTCATCGGATCCATCTTCAAGCAAAGTGCCTGCCCAACAATTATCATTGTGTAGAAAATTTGAGATAACAAAATCAATGTAGTCATTTTTACGATTGTTAAACTTGCGGGATAACTTGTAGAAATGGTACTTGTCTTTTCTTTTCTCAAATGTCTCTATGGTGATATTTGTTTTACCATTGTACTTGAAATAGTCATACCCAGAGGTGAAATGCAATTTTAGTACGTGATAGAGAGTGAATGCTTCATAACCAGTCATGCTATAATTATATCACAAATCAAATAGGAAGTCTACGTGTTTTCGGTAACATATTGAGTTCTTGTGCATCAATTTCCACTTTTGACTTCAAGTCTTTGTTTACCAAACTGGATGCTAATTCAATCTCCATGCCAGTCTGATTACAATACTCAATGATTGCTTCCATATAGTTATAGTCGGTTCCAGCTACGAGTTTTTCAATCTCTTCCTGGAACTTAAACATTTCATCTTTTGTCGGCATTATTTTACAATCGTTTCATACAATTGTTCAAATTGTTCATGCACAGCAACTTCTTCATCATAGTTTTGTTTGTGATAAACTTTAACTAAACGATTCACAATATTCTTAGGCAACTTCAAGTCATCACAAATTTCTTTGATTGCTTCCTTGATAAAGTCTTTTTCGCCTTCCATGCGAATCATAGAATTGGAACACTCTTTCATGGCATCAAGCAATTTCTTGCGGTCAGCCTCACTAGAGATTTGATTAATACTAAATTGTTTTACAGCCATAATATACTCCTTAAACGAAACCCATTTTGCTACCCACAGAGCGGGTATTCTTTTCTTCAATCTGTTTGTTGAACACTTCTGCGATAGTCCAGCTATCACGCTTACCATCAAGTTTGACACCGATTTTCTTAGCCAATGCTTCGGCTTCTTTTTGTTTCAAGGTATCAAAAGAAACAATATCAAAACAACGACCTGGGCGAATCAACGCAGGATCAATGTCGCGGATACTTGGCAAGTTAGTTGAGAAAATCAACTTCTTACCTTTTGTGGTAACAAGACCATCGCCAACGTTTAGGAAACGGTGCATCATGGTGTTACCATCACTCCGTGCTTTCAGGAAGTTGTCGGAATCTTCAAGCACCATCACACCAGTTTCATCTTCAATGAATCGTGCAAACAGATAATCTTTCTCCAGAATTGCGGCATCATATGTCACAATAGCAGAGGAGTTACTGTTTGCAAGAAGACCACGGATGAAAGTTGTCTTGCCAGTTCCTGGTGGTCCAATCAACAAGAGAATGTTTGCATTAGATTCCAGATAACGGTCATAGTAGTCAGTCAATGGTTCTTTGAGGAACGGATACATTTCATCAACAGGCAAACGCTCGGCATTCAAAGGAACATTCACGCTATCACCATTTGCACCGTACACCCACTCAATGTATGAGGTAACTTCATCAAAATGCTTTAGAAAAATATCTTCAACATTCTCAATAAAGATTTTATCACCATATGTATGTGTTGAGACAGAATTGGAATTCACATCATAACGAATGAAATTCAAACCTTCTGTAACAATAAGTCCAGAAGAATCTGTATATTGAATGATGTAGTCACCATCAAATTCTTCATTGATAAAGTCTTGCCATTTTTTACGATTGCCGTGCATCTTCAAATCAGAATTGAAAGTGGACATTTTCTTTTCTGTCCGCGAATCAAGTAATTGCAAGTGCAACCAGTCAGCGTAATCTGATGCTCCGACAAAAAATTTATCGTTTGCCCCGCTTTTCATTTCATTCATATTCATATCCATTGCGTCATAAGTCCAAGAGTTTAAACTACGTTTCTTTCTACCGCGTCTCCGCGAAACCCGGTGTCTTACGGGTGCACCTTCACCAACACTAGATGCGAAAGTCTTCAATTCTCTAAAAATTCTATCTACTTCACTGGTCATTTTTTAGTCGTGGCTGCGTAAGTTATACAGATTGCATTTGTGTTTGTTTCATATGCACACTTAACAGAAACTGGATCAACACCTTTGGCAATAGCCGCTTCAATGTTTTTTGCCATATTGTTTCTGTCGTTTATATTATACATGAAGATACTTACAATAAACGTACAACAAACTATTGTTGCCGAAACGCACACCGTAATTAAGTTATTGTTCATTTTAAATGATTCCTTTGTTTCTGTCAATTTTGTCGCCTTTACTCTTGTAGAAAATATGCCTGCCAATTTGTTTCTCCCTTTTTAGTTTTGTCCAACCTGGATTCACATAATCAGCATGGTAATAAGTTGCACCGTTTGTTACATCGGTCATTCTTTCAAAATTCAAGAAAAGGTTTGTTGATAACTCTAAAATCTCATTATACAACAAAGTGTTCTTGATTGTCAATGTCTTACTGGTAAATGTGCTGTCACAATACCAAGAAAATTGGCAAGTGTTACCAGTCTTTTGTTTTACAACTCCGCATATGTCATTCGCATATCCAGACTGTACTCGGTTAAAGGTTACGAATGCTACCGCTTTCTTACCTTCGTTTGGTTCATGCGCGGCTTCAAAATAAATGTTCTCAGCTAGGCATGTTACCTGTTTCTTTGCATCCATAGTGAGTGCATTGAATGTTGACTTCATTGGTAGAATGTTATGTGTATCAACATTCACTAATGATAATGACAAAATTATTGATGAGAAAATTATACTCAAAAGTATAGGTTTACTTCGCATCTGTTTCCTTTCTGTGTGTGAATGCCAGATAACTGGCATACCTCCAATTAGGATTTCTTAGAGACTTTTGGAGTTTCTATAGAAACATTAGAAACGAAACCACTAAGAGAAACGAAACCATTAAGCACTTGTGCTTTGGCTATAATTTCTGATTCGGAGGGATATGGCGGAAAGCCTGGGTGTGCTGGCGGTGTCTCGCCTTTGATTTTTGCAGATTCACATTGCATGGACCAATCATTGCTGATTTGTTCACGCTTACCATAATAATCATCTGATAGCATTCCTTGTGCCATTTTTAGTAGGTCAAGGCGTATCTCAAAAGGTGTCATGTTTGACATAGTTTCTCCTGTGTGTTAGTGTGTGTTAGTTTTTATTGAGAACTAACAAACTCTTTTATTAGAATCCTACTGAGACTGTAAGTCCAACTGCACGATCCTGAATGTCTTGATAGCTTTGGCTAACACCAACACCAACAGATACTTTGCTGATAACTGGCATGTCGTAACTAGCAAATACTACAGATTGTTTTGGATTTGCGCTATCCCAATTTACACGGGTCTTAGCACCAGCCATGGCATAACCAGGACCAACTTTAGTGCCAGCGTTTGCGCCAACTAGACCATATTCATATGGTTTTGCACCAGCACCGCCATTATCAAAACCAACGCCAACGAATGGGCTGATACCGAAAACTGTTTTACCTGCAGTAAGTTCCAAACTATTAAACATAGATTGATTGTCATTAGTACGTGCATTACGATTTTGTAATCCAAGATTGAAACCACCTAATGTAGTACCAGCACGGACATACTGTGCGATACTTTGTTTGTTACTTACACGGTCGGTAACTTGGTCAACACCATACGAAACAAAACCACCGGCTTGAGCGGCAGTTG